CCTTTAGGCCAGTTCTTATTTTTGAATGTATCCTCGGACACTTTGTCAAAAGTAAAGGTTGTAGTATAATCTCTTAAATCATCTAACTCAATATCATATCCTGCATTGTCTAGATAAGGAAGTATTTCAGGTAACAAGTTAATGTATGTGCTACCCGCTAAACTGAAATAGCTTACCTTACCATTCCATCTACCTAAACGTACTGCAGGTAAATAACGTGCTCCGGGTATTTCGTATTCAAACATTTTCATCAGTGCTTTGCGCTCTGATAGTTCAAGTCCCTCTATCTTTACATTCACTTCGTCTTTGACGATTATTTTACATTGTTTCATTCTTTTCCAAGTTAACTGGTTGACTATTTATTACATTGATTACTTTTGCGGCATTAACCTGTTCTGCATCAGTTATCAATTTGAATTTGATTACTACAGGAAATTTATACTTACTTAAACTATCATGCGTCATAAAACGTGAAGAATCATTATACTTTATACCTGCAATTTCTAATGCTTGTTTTAAATCATTTTTAAACTTCACGCTAGTTGACAATCCTACTCCTGATACCGATACATAATCACATTTTATATTTTGTAACCAAGGCACAATATCACATACATTTGTTAATTCTACTTTGGGATTATATAAACCAGCAAATCGTTCTTCATCAGTTAATAAGATACTAGTATCAATCTCTATTCCATATCGTACTAGTTCTGCTAATGTGGATAGTTCTGTATTTAAGGTAATATGTTTAATAGCTTCATCTAATGCAGAATTAGTACATGCAATCATATAATTACCGTTAACACAAACTAATGTGGGTGTCCAGTATTTTGCATCTTTGTAATACTCTTGTTGGCTTAATATTTTTTTAACATTATCGCTATATCTAATCTCATTAAAAAAAGTTCCAGTAATTCGTAATGCTAGTTTTAACGAAAAGGTACTTAAATCAGCAACATAGTATTTATTGATATTATCCCATACAAAACTAGATTGACTAAGTGATCTGAATGCTGTAATAAATGCTTTATTGTAGGGAGTTTTTAAAATGATATTGTCATCTACAATACCTATATGAGCGGATGTGTATTCATCAGTAGTTTCCACTACTAGTGTTTTCCAAGGAAGTTTTGCTAATTCCTTGATGAACATTTGATTTTTCACAAACTGACGTTCATATTTTTCAATAAGTTTATCCACTAGTGTTGATTGATTGCTAGTGATACGTTTTTTAGATACAATGATTTTTTCAAGGTTCTGAAGGAAACAAAAAATCAATAAAAAAGGAGAGACCGAAGTCTCTCAAAAGTACTTAAAGAAAGGAACGAAAAACTTTATCGAAACGGACTTATTGACATTGCCGTTACGCACACTGCAGGGGTTATGCTTTCATACAAGTTGCCTTAGCAAGTTCACGCCAGTTAGCACTAATCTTAACTAAGTCAGCAACCTTCAAACACATACGCAAGGACACTTCACGCAATTTAGAATGATTGTCCCAAATGAACGACATAATTTCATCTGTCTGTTCTTGTGTAAAATCATAATCAACAAACAAGCCGCCATCTGCATCACGATGAACCTGCTTGATACGCAACATTTTGTCACGCTCTGAATCAACTGTCAGGTCCAGAAAGTGACAACGTGATTGTAATGCATCTAAGTGCGGTTGCATCTTACCGGCTTTCTTTGTGTCAAACGATTTGTTCGTAATGAAAATAATCGAGCCGTTAAAGTTGAAAGAATTCGGGATACCTTCTTCACGCAAAATACGTGAATCTTTATTCCAAGAAATTCTACGTGTCTTACCTGAATCCAATGCACCTTTCAGTACGTTGATAGCGTCCTGATCTTCCCAGATATCGCAATCGTCAAAAACGAGAACGTTCTTAGCATCACTAAATTTGTACAACTTAGCAAACAAGCCGATACCTGACATAGCACCTTTGACAACTTCAAAGCGAACTTTCTTGCTTGCAAGTCTGTCAAACATACTTGCCTTTTCCATTTGTAAGTTGACACCGTGTGACTTACCGATACCTGCAGGACCTGTCACAATCATAGCACGTATATCACCACTGATACATGCCTTAGACATTTCATCAAGTACTGAAAAACGTGAAGCAATACGGTCCATTGCTTGTTCATCAGTTTCTTTTACTACTTCTTTTCTAAATTCTACTGTATTTGCTAACACTTGCTCTCCATTCAAAAATTCAATATTGTTAATCGTATCTACTAAGATTTTAATCTCAGCACTACGGCCCGGGAATTGACCATCATTTTTAACAGTCACATAACTACCTTTTTTACCTGTCTGAAAACCCTTGACAAGTGTAAACACTTCACCTTTAACTGCTTCATTGCGATAAGAACCTGACAAAATGCGAATCGTTGACATAGCTTCTCCTGTGTGTTAATCAATCAATACAAGTATTATAGCACGAATGCCATTTATTGTCAAATTAAGCTACCTTGCGAAAGTACATATAGGGCAAGCCCAATGTATAGCACAAGTACTCATCATCACCCTGAGTGTCCTCAGCTTCGTGGATCCAGCGCATTGCTGTTGCACGGTCCTTAGCACCTGAAAAGATCAGGTCATCGATCCTTTTCTCAAAAGAGAAAATTGCATGTTGCTCTGCCGCAATGCGGATCTTTTCTTCGGCTTCAATAGCTACACCAAGGCCTTCAAACTCAGCTTCAAAATCTTTAAGGGTCCAGTGTGAGGTGTCAACACCACGGGGGCGAACACCGTAACCATTTATTGTCAAATTTTGGCTATCAAATTAGCATGAATTTCGTTCATTTCCGACTGTTCTACATAGAAATCGGATCTAGGATCATAGTACTGGCCTTCTTTGTTGTCATAATACAACACTCTACCGGAGAAATTAAACGGTCCTTCTAGACCACGGCGTGGACCATATTTGGTACGCATTTCGTCCATCTGATATTTGTCGGCAACAACTTTGTAACCCATAAGACCCTTTCAACTGAATAAGACTCTATTGTAGCACTAAATCCATTTATTGTCAAATTTAGGCTACTGTCCAATTTAACAATTGATAGTAATGTAACTCATCATACTTTTTAGGGTAGCATGTGGCTTCAATACGTAATTGACCATTAGCAAATATCTTATCCCAAATATGTTTCAATGGGTTCTTTGGTTCAATTGTAATCAAATGAGCATTGTCATTACTATCCTTTAACCAATACTCAAAATATTTTACACGTTTGTTAGTTTTGTAAAAACTTGTTATAGGAGTTAGAGTAGTGATTTTATTAACACTATTTATATTACTGAAATTAGTTATATCTAAATTAACTTCTCTTTTGAACTGGTCAAATTGAACATCATATTCATAGAATTCAGGCAATCTATAAATGAGTGGTAACATTTCTTCTGTGATTTTTTTACTATCACCATGAATAAATTTGTTTAGGTCTTGTCTATAGGCAGATAACTTAACACTTTTAAGAGACCATAACATAATTTTTTTGCTAAAATAATCTCGTATCTCATTAGCACGAATCCTGTCAGGTTCTTCTATCTTTCTAAACAAGTTATCATCTAATAATGTGGTAATACCAGTTTGTATTGATTCGCTTTTTGTATCACGCAATCGTTTCCAAGCAACACTTAATGCTAGTATATCTTCAGTAGCTTCAATAACTTCATATCGTTTAACATAGTCGCTTCTATTAATATTTTTTAATAGGTTATTAAGATAAGTATCATCCAACGATAGTGAATTAATAGATAATGGATTGATAGAAGCGAATTTTCCGTAATTGAATGTTGAGATAGTTCAATACTGCTTCTATCTCTTGTAGTTGATTAAAACGATGTTCGGTTACTCCGGGTAATGCGGCAATGTTTTTTTCAACATTACCGTATACCCTTACCTCTTGTTTTGCAGATAATAATTCATTCTCGCAATGAGAGATGAAATCGGGTATCACAGCTAGATTAGTTGTGATCCTTGTATACCAATTTGACATTTAGTTCCAATCGTCTTGGTCTTCGTCTTCTTCTTCGTAGTCCTCATCAATCTCATCATGCTGTTCAGCATAACCTTTCAATGCTTTAAGCATTTCCTTGTCACCTTTAAAAGCATCTTTGATATCGTCGGTTTCGTAGTTGTTGTCAATCAATAGATTGATTAATGTATCTGCGGCATCACTACGGTCATTAAAATCAATGTGAGTGCGTAGTGCATCCCAAACTTCAGCAACAAAATCTAAACTCATTCTGTACCCTCCTCCTCAGGTGTTACAGTACTTATCTTTGATGTTGATTTTTGACTATACTCGGACATAACTATATCTAAGCAACCATCAGTATTAGCTTCCCAACCTTTACGAAACTTTTTAATGATTTCACCTTCAAGGGTTGTATACACAAGACTGTTACCTTCTTTCTTAACAAGTTCAGCTTTCTCAATCATGTCTAATAGACCTGAATAAGGGCTCATGCCTGTTTCATAAGGAATCTTAACTTGTACAGATTCAAATGGTTTCGCATAGCGAGTTTTCATAATCTTACATGCGGCACGAATACCACGTACATCACTAATCTTATTACCATCTTCATCTTCTTTGAGTTTTAGTTTCTTCATAGCAACTACAATGGAACTTGCGTAAACGAAACCTTGACCACCACTGATTTTATCATCTGGATCAAACATATCTTGTGAAGCATATGTGTGATTAGTAGCAACTAAGCCAATGCCTAGTGAACCAAACATATT